AATGTTGCCAATTGATGCATCATCTGGTGTGGTAATGGCATGAGTTGTTGAAGTTGTGTTAACGCCAATTCTGTTATTAGCCACATCAACAAAAAAAGCATCAGTGTCGATTGCTAAATTTGTGCTTCTTTGTAGATTGTCTGCTAGTGCGTTACCGGTGACTCTTGCAATGGCCATTGTGTATCTCTACCCCTTACTTCGCAGTATTTATTGATAAGTTACGGAGTAGAGCCAATACCATGAATAACGTTGATTGGTTCACCAGTTAGTGGCGCGGCTGAGAATGTAATGTCGTTTCCGCCGCCTGTGATAGTGTAAACTGTTGGTTGCTGATAGATATTTGAAACAAATACAAGCACTTGATCTTCGTCACTGACTGACGTACTCAGTGTAAATGTCAATGTTGAATTGTCACCAGTGAAGCTGTCAACTACAATATTAGCTTCGCCGGAGGCTGCTACACTTTTAAAAACAGTACCGTCAAAATACTCCATGCCGCCCACTGATGTATTGTAACGAAATACACCAAACAATGGATCAGTTGGTCGGTCGGCAGTATCACCAAAAGGAATTCTAATTGCACTACTGCCTGACTGAAACTGTCTGTTTTTTAAAAATGTGCCAGCGGCCATATTAAATACTCGTGTATGAAACTACTGCATTAACACCAGCAGCAACGTTTGCAGTTACGCTAATAACATCACTGTTTTCTAATAGAAGTTTTTCACCACCTGAGTATAGTTGATACGCATCAGTTGCTGCAATTTCCAATGTTTTTGCAATACAGTTAATATTGCCTACCGAATCTCCACTTGGAACAACATGTATGTCAACACTGATTGCCGAAGCTGTAACGTTGTTGATTGTTGCATATGTCACTGCACTGTTACCACTGCTTGTATACACAGTTGTTGCTGAGTTTGTGACATTGGTTGTTACTATTGCCATTTTCTAATCCTTAAAATATAATGCCATAAACAATGGCTTTACTCTTGCTTACTAATTCATCTGTTGTCGAGCCGTCAACAAAATACACGCCAGTTCCACCACTACCTACTGTGTTTGCATATAGCACTGTGGTATTTGCTACCGCAGCAGGAACACTGCTTTGGTCAGCAAGTTGAATTGGGCCATCAATGGCAACATTGCCAGTGGCACTAACTATTCCTGTAATTGACAGTGTATCAGTGTCTTGGTCCCAGGTAAATTCTGCTTCGCCGCCAAATACGCCTGCATTGTTAAACTGAACGGCTGTATTAGGACCACCAGGTGATGATCCTGACGCTGTTCCAATTTCACTCCAGGTGCCAGTTTCTCCACTTTCACTGGTAGAGGTACTCAATTCCCAGCGGCCATCAACAGTGTTATATCTAATGCCAGCAAAATCACTTGCTGTTTTGTGAGTTAACACACCTGCATTGGCAGCATAAGTTGCTGTATTACTGCTGTTTAGCACAATAAACGGATCTGTAACATTGAGCTCTTCAGTATTGATATAGGTCAAGTTACCTTGTACTACCAAGTTGCCGTTAATTTCGGCTGTGTTGGTATTGATGTAAACTCTGTCATCAGCGTTTACAGTTTCAATATAATAGTCTCCGTCAATTCTTTTCTTTGTGTTCATAGTGGACCTCTAGCAGTATTTACCTTCTCTAGAAACTTGTCCATTGACAAAATCCTCATGTTTGGTATTTTATTAAACTGAGGAACAAATGCACTTTCAGGACCTTCGACTCTCCAAAACTGTCTGCTTTCAAAGTCTTTGGTAAGTGTAACAACTTGATTTATCCAGTTACCGGGAAATGTAGGCGGATCAAGTTCTTTTTTGTAAAACTGTGTGCCAGCATATATGTTGTTAAACATGCCATTGGTAGTGCCAAGATCCATACCTATCAAGTATATGTCACTGTGTCCGTCAACCAATGCCAGTGCAGCCGCATTTGGGCCGCTGCTAAAGCCTTTGTACTCTTTGACTAAAAACTTGCCGCCTAGACTTTCAATAGGCTTGCGTGTGTGAAATCTGTGCTTTCGAGCATAACCAGAATTTTGTATTTCTTCAGCAATAGGTCTGTCAGTTGCTACCAAACAGTGTGGTGTGAAATCACGATACAGTCCATTGCAGCCAAAAACTGTGCCAACTTCCATTAGTTTATTGAGATTAACTGCTAATCTGCTTTTACCGTTGCCAAGTATAAATGCTGCGCTCATAAAAAACCCTCACTGTAGTTATCGCAGTGAGGGTTTGTTGTTGTAGAAAGACTAGTATTAGCCGTAAATTGGATTTTCAACTTGTACTAGGTCAACTGTGACGCCGTTTGTACCACTCTTAATAATAGTGCTTGCACTGATATCAAAGAAGTTAACAAGATAACGGTTACCTGAAAAATCAAGTGCCCATTTGTTTGTTAGGTACTCAAGACGGATAGCACTTGAACCACTGTCATAACAAGTGATTGTCATTGTGTCATTTGTAAGTGCTGCGTCTGCTAGATCACTTACTACACATACACCTTCGTTAGTGCCATCGCTAACAAGAAACTTCTTGCGACCTTTTTGACGGATAATATAACCATCAGCTTCACTGTTGCCGCCAATTTTAACACGGACAGTTGTTGTTGGATGTTCGTTTGTGGCAAGATCAGTATCACCACCAACAACACCATAGTAGTTGCCTGCAGGATTGTTAAAACCAACGTCAATACCGCCTACGAAAGTGCCTGAATCAGCATCCAATGATTGTGATGCTTCTTTAATTTTTAGAGGACGTCCCATTTGTTTTCTCCTTTATAGAAGTCCGATGTGGGTTTTAGCCACTACGCAGTGGGTTAATACTGCATAAAACGCATCATTACGTTATGTTACATTTATTTAGTCAAATAATTCAATGTACTCTATTGTGAACTATAAAAAAAAACAGCACCCGAAGGTGCTGTTTTCTCCTCCCTGCAAAGCAGGATGATGTGATAAGGCTTATGAGAACGATAGGTTCTGTACAGCAATCTCACCAACATAGTCACCGGCGTTACCGAATGAAGATGCTGTGTTTGTTAGTTCGATGTAACCATAACGTGTCATGAATGATACGACTGGCTCGAAGCTACTTGGATCCAGGACAACGCCTGAGCTCATTAGTGGAACGTATGGGCAATAAAACGCTGGAGCGTCTGTTTCACTTGCGCCTTTGTAACCAACTAGAACTGGAGTTGTGTCTGCTGCATAACTATCGCAGAATACACGCATTGTGCCATTCAATGTACCCACAAACTTAGTGTTTGTTGGAGCTTCAAATGTGCCTTCTGTTGTACGAGCAAAAGCTGATGTTGTTGCTGACTGAAGCACTGTTAGTGCAGCAGGAGAAACAACAGCATAGTTACCAGCGCCACGACGTGTGCGCTGTGCAATCAAGTTAGCTGTTCTGTTGATTAGAACTGCAAGTGCTGCATGCTCGTCACCAACGAAAGTAGCTGTACCTGATACAGTTGCCTGGTTGTATGTGAACTCAGTAGCTGCTAGTGAACGTAGAGAAAGTAGGATCTCTTGATCAATTTCAGCTGTGATTTCTTGTGCAAGTGCTGCCATGATTTCAGCTTCAACGTCAATACCATGCATGGCTTGTGCGTCTTGTGCTGCTTCAAATGTCCAGCGAGCTTGTAGCTTGCGTGTCTTTGCTTCAACAGCTTGCTTTAGGATCTGGACTGAAATCTGACGACCGCCTGAACCTTCAAGTGTTGCTGTGTTTGCACCAGTGTAAATGTTCTGTGCAGCTTGTACTACGCCAGCTGTTACTGTAGATGCACTTGAATATGCTTGTGCAATCTTAAATGGTGATAGAGCTTCTTCACCAGCGGCTGTTGAAGTAGCGGCTGTTGAGTTGTCTGTCATTGCGTCGGCATAACGTACACGAAGTGTATGGATCTGACCAACTGGACCTGTCATTGGCTGAACACCAACCAACTCGTTAGCAATAACTGTTGGCATAACACGTCTGATAACTGGAAGAATCACACGGTTTAGTGTAGCAATGTTGCCTGAACCGGTTGCACCAGCTGTGGCATTCTCAGCCAAGTGTTTGCGAGTGTTTTCAAGTACAACACTCATTGTTGAGCGGCGAGCTCCGCCGAGGCCTTCTAGGAGGGCTTCTTTGGTCTCATCCCAACGGCTTTCTAGTAGTTCTTGTGACATTTCTGTCTCCTTTTTCTATATTTTAAAGCCCTGCTAGGCGTTTTAGTTCAACAACATTATTGGTGTTGCTGGTTGCTTCGACGGCCTTTGCAGATTTATTACCAGTTGCTTCAACCAAGCTGTCAGCCTTTTTAGTGGCTTTTGCTTCGCTGAGTACTGCTGGCAAATATTTTTCGAATGCGTTCTTTAAACGGGATGTTTGAACGTTCTCGAGTAGATTTGTCATTACTGCTCTCTTCTCATCATTGAGAGGAGATAGAAGTTCGTCCAATGTAGCATCACGCTCATTGGCTTCACGAATGACTTTAATCTCGTGATCTTTACTCTCTACAAGTTTTTTAGCTTGTGTTTGAGCTTGGATGGCTTCCGCCAACTGCTTGTCTTTTTCAGCAATTAGTTCACTTAGTTTGCGTACTTCTGCGTTCTCATTGAGATGAGTAGCACCAAACTCTGTGGCATATGCTTCAAAGATACGACGACCAAAATTGTTCTCACGAGCAATTTTAATGTCTTCTTGTAGTTGACTTAGTTCAGCCTTAAGATGTGTTGAAACAGTTGCTGACATCTTCTTAGCAGATTCTTTGATGAACTTGCTCTTCAGTGCCTCAAGTTGTCCACGTGCATCGCGAACAAGTCTTACCTTAGATTCAACTAGGTCTTTCTTGTCTGCTGCAAACTCCTTGATTTCTTCAGCCAAAGCACCTACAACAAAAGATTCCAATTTCTCAAAACCTTCTACTTGTACTTTGCGGTCCTTGCGTAGTTCACGCAATTCTTCTGACAGCTTTGTAACCATAAAGTTGTTAAACTTGTTGGCGTTTTCTGTCATTGATTTTGCAAACTTTACACGGTCCTCTGCAAGTGCCTTTTTCTCCTCGTTAAGAGCAGAAAGTTCACTTGTCAGGCCTTCTGTTACCATTTTATCTAGGGCTTCTACCATCACAGTTTTATCATGCTCATAGCGTTGTGCAAACTCCTCACGAAGTTCTGCACGAACTGTCTCTTTGGCTTCACTTAGCTTTGCTTCCCATTGTTCGGCAATAGCTTGGCGAGTATCCTCATTGACAAGATCGCTATCCAGTAGTGGTTTAATAGCATCTAACATGCGATTCTCCTAAATCTTTAGGTCCTTGATAAGACGAGAAACCTCATCTTTCAAGTACTTTTGTATTTTGTCGTCTTTCCCAGACTCCCTAGCCATCTCAAGAATTTGGTGACCATATTTCATGTTCATTAATCCTTCATAGATTGCTTTAGGGTAAGCATTTGGAGCACTGGGTTGTGCGACCACATCGACAGTGACAATTTCAAAGTCACTGACATGTCCGTTATGCGGGTCCACGTTACCTGAACCGCGACTTGATACACCCAATCTTACACCTGATTGTAGCATGGTTTTAACCAGCTCGCCCATTGGCGTTGGAAGTATCTTTAGTTTTCCATAACCATTTGGACCATCCATCCACATGTTAGTAATCATGTGACATACACGGTCTAGGTTAATTTTAAGGTCATCTGGGTGATCTACTTCACCAAGAACACTGTTACCTTCTTTGATTTGCTCGTTAAGTGTCTTTACTGCGTTAGTAATTTCACTTACAGGATAAACTCGCTCATTGGCGTTTTTAACACCACCTTGTATGCAGATGCCTTCCATATAGAGTTCCTTACCGTCTTTGCCTTCAACAAGTTGAATTTGTGCGGTTTCGAAGGTAAGGTTTTCTCTAAGGTAAAGAGCCATACTCGGTTATCCCTTAATTAAGCTATTGGACTTTTGGTGTTCACACCAGAAGCTTGTGCTAGGTCTGGCTTAGGAGCAGGCTTTACATCAGGCTTTGTTGTGTTACCTTGGTCAGTTGACTTTGGTGTTGGACGGCCACTTTCAGCTGCTGTATCTGTTGATACTGGCTTTGCATCCATGCCCTTTGCACCGCTGTTAGCAGCAACTGGTGATTTACTTGAATCACTTGTTGTTACTGGCTTAGGAGCAGCAACTAGATCAACGCCTTCTTCTAGGCTTTCAAATTGCTCTTCCATGTCAACGTCTACATCCATATCGTCGCCGGCCATGTCGTCAACATCAATGTCAACTTCTTCTTCACCATGCTCGTCTTCGATTTCGTCAGTGTTGTCATCAACCTGACCCATTAGATCTTCAAATTCTGCCATTAGTTCGTCTAGCTTGTCTTCGAGACCAACTACACGATCTTCTAGGTCTTCATCTGCATCGTCGTCTGTGTCAACGTCGATCATTTCAATTTCTTCTTCATCTTCAAAAGCAACGCCTTCTTCTTCGGCTTCTACTTCGTCGATAAGATCGTCAACTTGTGATCCACCAAGCTCTGACTCTTCGATAGACTCATCCATCTTGTCATCATACTCGATGTCTTTTTTAACTTCTTCACCAGCTTTTTCAGCATGGTCATCTTTTTCAGCTTCTGACTCTTCTGCCATGATCTCTTCGTAAATGTCCTTAGACTTGTCTACTACGATTTCATGGAAAAGTGCTTCAGCTTTATCTTGTTCGTCATTGATGACGTATTCGATTAGTTGCTCAAACTTGTTCATAAATTTATACTCCTTGTATGGGCTCAGTATAATATTTAACATAAATGTCAAAAACTATGTAGTTATAGTGGTAAAATGGGTAGAAAACGAAGAATTTATTGTGCTAAAGAAAAAATCTCTAATAAATTCTTACATTTGCGGCGGTGGTGGTGCAAATTGGGCTTGAATCTTTTTTAGCTCTTGCTCTTTTTCATAGTTGCGCATGTCATACATGCGGCGCAGCTTTGAAATTTGTTTGAGAGTTAGTTTTGTTTTACGCAGTTCGCCAAGCTGAGGAGTAGAGTTATCATCCTCTAAATCCTGGTAGCCTTCTGGTGCTGCATCAAAAAATTCAAATAGTTTCATAATAATATTTATGCCGGTGGTGCTTCTGGTGCTGCTGGTGCTGCCATATCAACATTGACATCAACTTCACCACCACCTTCGGCGCCTGCTTCTGCACTGACTGCATCGCCCATTTCAATATCGCCTTCGATATCACTTGGGCTAACGCCAACTGTACGCAAATCGCTGCCTTGCGGTTCTGATTCAATAGGCTGGGCAGTTTCTTCGCCCCACAACTCAGTGTTTTCTTGCAATTCATCATCAGTTAGACCTAGATAACGCTTCATTAAAAACCGCTTGCTAAAGTAAGGAAGCTGTTCTAATGCGCCAAATGCTTGCATTCTAGTGGTATCAAGCTCTGCTTGACGATAGCTAGCAAAGTTTTGTGGTGGAGCAAATTTGATTGAGAATAACCCGTTATCAATATTAAAGCCTCTCCAGCGCATAAACATTTTGAATTCGTCGTCTAGCTTTTGGATAACCTGCTTTTGCAGTCTTTCACAATACTGATTGAATCTGTATTCTTGAATAAGTGCAGTGCCAACACGACCATCATTCATTGGTCGATCCGAATCGTCTGGGCCAGTAGGCAAATAGCTGCTAGGAACACGCAGTCCTCTGCACATCTTGTTGTTGAAGTATTTTAAATCATCAATCTGTCCAAGATTCTCACCACCCGGAAGCGTTTCAACTTTTGATCCGCGGCCTTCAGCAGTTTGTGGGAAAAAGTAATCTTCGTTGATTGATAGCGGATTGTATGTGGTATCCATTGTGGTACCGGCTTGTCCGCCTTGCTGATTGGGAATACGTCTTTGATGCACTTCGTTTTTAACACGTTCCACAAACTGCATTGCAAGGTGCGAAGGCATGTTGCCCACATCAATATAGAACACTCTGCGTTCTGGCGCACGTTGTACACGATAGATAAGGATTGAATCTTCTAGCAATTCTTTTTGCTTGAACACTTTGAAGATCATCTCAAGCACACTTTGACTGAATGGCCAATAAAAGTCTAGGCCTTCACTAAGTCCCAAGTGAATAACATTTTTAGCATCAATAACTGTTTCATTGATGGTATGCTCAAATCTGCTTTGTCCACCTGCTAGTGGTGTGTTTGGAATGGTATAGTTTGAACTGCCGTTTGCGCCGCCCGAGCCTGTGATCTGTCCTGCATTTGGATTTGAACCGTAGTCTGTGGTTTGTTTTGGCGCAATACTGAGATTTTGAAAGTTGGGATTGATGTCACGGATAACATACTGCTCTGGACGCTTGCCTTC